ATGTTAAGTTAACTGCTAAAGTTGTTGATACTTTAGTTATGTCTAGATTATTTCAACCCGTTAGAGAAAATGGACACAGCTTAAAAACTTGGGGGTACAGAATTAACTTCCACAAACAAGAACAACCTGATGACTTTGATAGTTATACACCACAGATGCTTGAGTATTGTGAACAAGATGTATTACTTAATGAAAAAGTTTATTACACTTTACTTAAAGAAGGAGTAGGCTTTAGTCAGGAAAGTATTGAGTTAGAAACTCAAGTCGCTGATATAATGAATCAGCAAGAAAAGACTGGGTTTCTATTTGATTTAGAAAAAGCTACCATGCTTTTAGCACAGTTAAAATCTAGAATGGTAGAAGTAGAAGATGAAGTACAACGCACATTTAAACCTAAGTGGGTAGATGATAAACTTGTTACCCCTTACATAAAGAAAGACGGTACGTTATCTAAACGTGGCATGACTGATGAAGAATATGAAAAGTGTTTGACCACTAAAAACTATGACCCATTTATGCGTAGAAAATTACAAGAGTTTAATCTTGGTAGTCGTAAACAGATTGGTGAATACTTAGTAGACTTTGGGTGGAAGCCCGAAAGATTTACACCTACGGGTCAACCTATAGTTGATGAAGGTACACTTAAAAAGATAGAACACATCCAAGAAGCTCGGCTCATTGCCGAGTTTTTATTATTACAAAAGCGTATAGCTCAAATCTCCTCATGGATAGATGAACTACAAGGTGAAAGAGTGCATGGTAAAGTAATACCTAACGGTACGATTACTGGTAGGATGACTCATAGAAATCCTAACATGGCTCAAATCCCGGGAGTTTATAGTCCGTATGGAGAAGACTGTCGTGCTTGTTGGATTGTGCCCGAAGGTTATAAACTATTAGGTATTGATGCTAGTGGATTAGAACTTAGAATGTTAGCCCACTACATGAATGACGAAGAATATATTGACGAGGTTATTAATGGCGATATACATAAAACAAATCAAGAACTTGCAGGACTTGAATCAAGAGATAAAGCAAAAACTTTCATCTATGCACTTATCTACGGAGCTGGAGATGAAAAGCTTGGAACAGTGGTTGGAGGAAAAAGAGAAGATGGTAAGCGACTTAGAAAGCGTTTTCTTACCAACTTGCCATCACTTGAAACTCTTACGAACAGAGTTCGAGAAGCTTCGAGAAGAGGATTCTTAAAAGGTTTAGATGGTAGAAAGATTTATGTCAGACATGAACATGCTGCTTTAAATACTTTACTACAAGGTGGAGGTGCGATAGCCATGAAAAAAGCTATGTGTATCTTTGATAATAAAATAAAATTAAATACACTTGATGCTAAGTTTGTTGCTAACATACATGATGAATGGCAGATGCAAGTTAAAGAAGACATAGCAGAATTTACTGGTCTTATGGGTGTTGAATGTATTGAAGAAGCAGGACAGCAGTTGGGCATGAGATGTGCTTTGACTGGCGAGTACAAGCTAGGAGGGAACTGGAGTGAAACCCACTAAAAAAGATAGAAAGAAGTTTGACCTTGATTTACAATACGGCTCTATCAGAGAAGATAGAATCGCAGAAATGTTAACCAACAAAAAGATTGAGGTTAAGTCAGAAAGAGATATATGGGTAGGTACGAATAACATTTGTATTGAGTATGAATCGTGGGGTAAACCTTCTGGTATTCGTGCTACTGAATCAGATTATTGGTTTCATAACCTTTGTATTGGAGAAGAAGAATACTGTACCTTAGTTTTTAAAACTGATGTACTCAAAAAGATTGTAGATAAATTAGATACTTTTAAAACTGTAAGTGGCGGTGACCATAATGCAAGTAGAATGTTCTTAGTTAATTTACCTAAATTATTTTCAACAGATGTAATAAAAGCATTTAAGGAGTTAGATGATGATACCAAAAAGTAATAAAAACGAAGAAGAGTTTGACTTAATCAAACCAGACAACTATAATAAATTCACCTCTGAATCAGGTCATTGGTACACTCAAGAAGGAGAGCCGATGTACACTATCATTGGTGCTAATGGTAGGGAAAGAAATACCACGTTAAGAGATGCTAAAACATTAGGTTTAGTACCCTCTGTCACAACGATTATTGGTATGATAGCTAAACCATCTTTAGAGAACTGGAAAATAAATCAGGCTCTAAACTCAGCACTATCTTTAGAGAGATACGAGAACGAATCGCTTGATGAGTTTTCCGCTAGATGTAAATACGATTCTAAAAAGATTAGTATTGAAGCTGCTGAACAAGGTACTAAAATACATGGCATGATTGAAAGAGGTTTCTTAGGTAAAGAGAAAACTAAACCATACGAAATTATTAAAGAATGGTTAGATGAAACTTATCCTAATGAAGATTGGGTAGCAGAAGATTCTTTTTGTGCTACACAAGGCTATGGCGGTAAAGTTGATTTGTATTCTAAATCAGGAATATTTATTGACTTTAAAACTAAAGATAATTTAGAAGGTAAAGACCCTGCTAAATTAGTTTATGATGAACATGGTATGCAACTTTCAGCTTATGCTCAGGGTTGTGGCTTTAAGAAAGCAGAACGAGTATCTATTTTTGTAGACCGAAAAGATACTGAAACTATTTTATATCATGTTTGGGATAAAGAATCACATACTAAACACTTAGGAATGTTTAATAATATTTTAGAGTATTGGAAACTTGCTAAGAACTATGACTCTACTATAAAGAAAAATGGCAAGAAGAAAACCAAGAAAACCAAGACCTAAGAAAGAGGCAAGTATTCCTAGAGGCTATGATAGTCATTGGGAATACGAAATACATCAAAGATTATTTAACAAGTGGCTGCATCACTACGATACAGTCAGTTATAATATTCCTAAAAAATACGAACCTGATTTTGTCAGAGTGTTTGATGACGAAAAAGTTATCTTAATTGAAGCTAAAGGCAGGTTCTGGGATTATGCAGAGTACAGTAAGTACATTCACATTCGTGATGCTTTACCTGATAATGTGGAACTGGTTTTCTTTTTTCAAAAACCTTATGCTCCTATGCCTCAAGCTAAAAAAAGGAGAGACGGAACTAAAAGAACTCATGCTGAATGGGCAGAAGCTAATGACTTCCGTTGGTTTTATGAAGGCAATTTACCTGATGAATGGAAAGACAATGAATTATAAATTTGATGAACAAGTTATTTTAAAAATGATAGAACATTATGTTGATGGTACTTATGATAAGCACTATTCACATGGAAAATATCAAGCTACTGACATGATACTTGATGCTGGTTATGGCGAAGGGTTTGCTATGGGCAACATTATGAAGTATGCCATGAGGTTTGGTAAGAAAAATGGTAAGAATATTGATGACTTACTAAAGATTATACACTATACAATGATAGCAATTTACATTTTAAGATTGGAGGAAAAGAATGGAAAAAAAGGGTGAACATCCTTATTTAGGAATAATTATAAACTATGACAAAGATAAAAAACTAGACAAATTTAGTTTAGATACTCTTCAAGATAGATATTTATGGCAGAACGAAACTTCGCCACAAGAAGCATTTGCTAGAGCTTCAATATTTGTTTCTACATTTAAAGAAGAAACTGACTTTGACATGGCTCAAAGAATTTATAATTATGTTTCTAATCTTTGGTTTATGTTTTCTACTCCTATTCTTTCTAATGGTGGTACAACTAGAGGATTACCTATCAGTTGTTTTCTTAATTATGTTCCTGATAATCGTGAAGGTTTATCTAGCCACTATGATGAAAACATTTGGTTAGCTAGTTCTGGTGGTGGTATTGGAGGTTATTGGGGAGACATTAGAAGTGATGGTATACCTACAAGTAATGGTAGTAAGTCTACTGGCTCAATACCATTTATGAAAGTAGTAGACTCTCAGATGTTAGCTTTTAATCAAGGAGTGACTAGACGAGGTAGCTATGCTGCTTACATGGATATATCGCATCCAGAGATTGAAGAATTCATGGTAATGAGAAAAGAATCCGGTGGTGATGTAAATAGAAAATGTTTAAACTTACATAATGGAGTTAATATAACTAATGCATTTTTAAAAGCTGTAGAAGAAGATGACGATTGGCGATTGATTGACCCGAAAACAAATGAAGCTGTTAAGATTATAAAAGCTAGAGAACTCTGGTCTAAACTATTAGATGCTAGAGCAGAAACTGGAGAGCCTTACATTGTCAATATAGATAATTGTAATGATGCTCTACCACAAGGACAAAAAGATTTAGGTTTAGAGGTAAAACAAAGTAACTTATGTTCAGAAATAACTTTACCTACTAATGATGAAAGAACTGCAGTCTGTTGTTTGTCAAGTGTCAACCTTGAACACTTTGACGAATGGTCTAAAGAAGAAAAGTTTATTGATGATTTAGTTACTATGCTTGACAATGTGCTAGAACACTTCATTGAAAATGCAGTCGATTTAAATTCACTTGGAGGTTACAATGCAAACTATGAGAGATTTAAAAAACATATTAAAGAAGGCAAAGAAGGTTTTACAAAAGCTGCTTATTCAGCCTACCGTGAAAGGTCTATTGGTCTTGGAGCAATGGGTTTTCATTCTTATTTACAAAATCAAAACATTCCCTTTGAGGGAATCTTCTCGACTGGAATCAACTATAAATTATTTAAGTTCATCAAGGGAGCTGCTGTCAATGCATCTCGAAGACTTGCTGTATTACGGGGGGAAGCTCCTGATATTTCTAATTCTGGTCTTAGGAATTGCCATCTCCTTGCTGTTGCACCTAATGCTAGTTCCAGTATTATTTGTGGGGGAACTTCTCCATCCATCGAACCCATCAGGGCTAACGTATTCACTCACAAAACGCTATCTGGAAGCTATAAAGTCAAAAACAAAAACCTCGAAAAACTTATCAACAAAAAAATAACTGACCCTAAAAAGCGTAAGAAAGTTTGGCAAGATATTAGTGATAATCGTGGGTCAATACAAAAGTTAAAGTTATTTACAAAAGAAGAAAAAGAAGTATTTAAAACCGCAGATGAAATAAATCAAATCTGGGTTGTCGAACATGCATATAAGCGACAAGAGTTTATATGTCAAAGTCAAAGTGTTAATTTATTTTTTATCTTACCTGACTCAACTCAGGACCAAGAGCAACATAATGAATACTTACAGTATGTTAGTGATGTTCATTGGTATGGTGCTAATAAATTAAAATCACTTTATTATTTTAGGTCTGATGCTGCTAAAGCTGCAGAGAATGTTAACATTAAAGTTCCACGAATTAAATTAGATGATGTGGAATGTATTGCTTGTGAGGGATAATATGAAGTGTTGGCACTGTAATACAAAATTAATTTGGGGTGGAGACCACGATATAAAAGAGGAAAACGAAGATTTTATTAGGGAAACTAATTTAAGT